GAAGATTTCAAAGGAAGACGCACACCTGATGGTGGTATTTATAATCGTCTTAGCATCAAGCTAGCTTTAGAACATATTGAATAATCGGATCGGAGTTAAATCGAACAAAACCTCCAGCAGAAATGTTGGGGGTTTTTTTTTGTCCTGCTGGCAGCCGCTGTGGATTCTTTTAAGTCGAACATTTGTTCGAGTTCTCTTCCTGTAGCGGCTGGACGCTGCTACCTGCAGCCAGTAAAAAAAAGTTTATTTTTTTTTCATTTAGGTGTTGACATGATGCAATCATTGCATTATATTATATATATAAACGCAAACACAAAAGAAGGATTAATAAAATGACTTTAGAAATTAACAAGAAACATGGTAGCCCTTATGATCGTGGAAGTGCAGACTTTTATTATCACAGAGATTTTGATCCGCATTACTGGCCTCAAGGTACTGGACATGGCACAAGGGTTGAGCAAAAAGATATGACTTTAGTAGAGCAAACTGATTATATGCTTGGTTACACAGAACAAACGGAGCAGAAAGCATGGGATTAAAGCAGAAAATTTGGAACGTCATTGAGGGATTTGCTTTGATGGCGGTTGTCGGAGGAGCAGTGTGGCTTATGCACTTACTCGGATAATATTATTTACAATTATATTTGCCTACGTCACGGCATACCTGTAGCCCCCAACTTTGGGGGCTTTTTTTATGTGCCCCTGGAAGACAGCTCGGATTAAGTCGAAGAATTGTTCGACTTAACGCCACAGCAACCAGGCGTTGCTGCCAGGGCCAATTCGGGGATTCGGGTTCTCGGGTCGGAAGTCGGGTCGGGCCTCGGATCGGATCGGAATCGGATCGGATCGGAGCCTTTGGTTCGGTTTTAGATTGGATTGGCCCCAGCGTTTTACCTGTTTTTCCAGCGTTTTTTACCTGTTTTTACCTGTTTTTCCAGCGTTTCAGCTTAACGCCAGCTCTAATTAAACCAAACAATTGTTCGATTTAATCCATAAAATACCAACTTTTTCCTTGTTATATGGTACAGAATTTGATAATGTTTATTTATAGGGAAACCTATATAATAAGACTACAAAAAAACGTAATAAAAACAACAACTTAAGGAAAAAACGATGAATATAGATAGAATAATAAATAGTCTACAAATAGCCAACTTAGATAATACTACTACTGGATATAGGCCAACTACTTCTCTAGAAATAGAATTTGTGGCATATCGTGAAGGCAAAATGTTAAAATCTCGTGATCTAGATCTAATACAGTCTTTATTTGGTTATTATGCTAGAGAAAACGACATTAAGACTGATGCCAGTGCCGCTTATGATTACCAAAACAAAGGCCGTATGTTTGAGTTCAATGGCTTCCCTAGCCCAATTTGTCCATCATATATAGAGTATATGAGAAACCTACTAAAAACATTTAAGGATAATTGTAGGGCTAACAATATTAAAATCAAAGTTAATACAGACAATACTGGCTTACATTGTCATTTAAAATTACTTTCAATAAAAGACGGTGTTTCTAATAAAGAGTTCTTCGAAACGTCTAAAAATCATTTTCATAATAGATCTAATAGTTATACTTGTGGAACTAATAGAGATAGAGTCAAAGCTTTATGGGATCAGTCAACACTAGTTGAACCTATGGTAATAGCTGAGTTCATGAAAAGATATTCATTTGACCAAAGTACTATTTATACTTTTATGCGAACTTGTAGAAATGGTGAAGGATCTTATAGTTGGGCGGTTCCAACTTGTCCTACAATCCAAAGCTTAGATGTAACGACAATAACAGATATTGTTGACTTGCACCCATATACAGACGGCAACGACAAGTACCAAGCTTTAAGCTTAAAGAAATATTCAACATTTCAAACCATTGAAGCAAGGCAATTTCATTCAACACTAGAAATCAATGCTATTACTTGTTGGGCCTTATTTCTTCAAAACTTATTAACTACAACTCTTGATAGGTTTCAACAATCAGATGCACCAATAACTAGAACAATTGATCTACCTGACAATATTTTGAACTTACCTATTCCAAACGGTGCAAGGCAAATTAGATCAAATAGCAAGATGATACCTTTATATAATCTGATTTATAATAATGAAATGAACGTCAATGATATTATTAGCTATATGAATATGAACAATTCAGATGCACCAAATAAAGTTAGGGTTTATATTTCTAATCTTAGGGATAGGTTGCAAGTTGTTTACGGCGAACAAATAGCTAGCAAGATTTTACCAACAGAAACTTTTATAAATAACGGTGCAAGTTATGGTCAAGGCGTGACAAATACATCTTATAAAATAAATAAGACTGTAGAAATTCAAGAAGCCAATAGCCAAACAGTTCTAGTTGATAATGAATTGACTAGATCAAGCTTTGTTAACTTGCCAGTCGATCAATTAAATTTCTGGCAAGAGCAAAAAGAAAAGGCCAGAATGGAAAGCTTAAAAACTATAATAATATCAAGGCCAACTTACAGATAGTAAAACCAAATATAAAAAACTAGGGCGGTCTTTTTAGACCGCCTTTTTTTTGTCAGGTACCCTAAGTCCTAAAAGTGAACGGATCGGATTGATTTTAAAAAAGTGCGACACCCCCTAAAAAAAACTTGCAAAATTTGGCAAAAACCCCCTGTTTCCCACAAACAATCATGGGTCCCTTGACAATCAGTGCAATAATTGCATATACTATATTGAGAGAATAGAAAGGATCAATTATGAGGCTTAAAGTAGATTTCGGTCATATAGACCAAGAGTTAAGCATAGGTTCCCCGAAGGAGTTTGTAGAGTTTATGGCGAAGAACACTACAATACCTGGTCACGGTGAGGAGTTTCGTAAGAATTTAGCGAACTCAGCGTTAGATACTGGTGTGACTCCCACAGAGATTTTTAGATTTCATAGCGACAAGGTGCTTATGGATGATTTTATAGCAGCAGGGTTACTGGAGGTTCTTGATGAAAGACCGTAAGTTTAGTGATTTAGAAGCGAAAGAGTTGCGTGAGGCTCGTAAGGGTCGTAGGTTGACGCAGAGAGCTATGGCAGATTTGCTAGGAGTGAGTATGAGGATGTACAATTACTACGAAAGTGGTGAAAAACGTATTCCTGTGGTAGTTGCTCGTGCTTTAGGTAGCGAAAGTAACGTAAAAATTGGTACAGATACCATAGATTCCGTAGGTTCTACGCTAACGGATTTTGATTTTAAGCGTATTAAGCGTTTGAAGGGGTCTATTGACGATGTTTTGTCTATTGGTAGCGTAGATGGCGATCATTTGGAACGTATTTTGAAGCAAAGTTCTAGCGAACTAGAAAAAGTGTTGTCAAATACATCTGTTTAAATTACACTCCTTTTTAAAATTTATAAAAAGGTGGTGCAGTAATGAACAATCCTATAGGTCGTATGCCAAATCCTATGATGGTTCCTCCAATCTCCCCGATTGGGAACGCTGGCTCTCAACAACCTCCGTCTGCGGTGCCTCTGCCTGTGGTCAATCAACCTAGCGTTGATATGCAGATGGGAAATACAGCTAATCAGAGGAAAAGGTTTAACGATTTGTTGGAAAGTTTATCTGCACCCCGACAGAAATCTGAAGATCTACCTAATGTTCAACCCTTCCAAGGATTACAAGGTTATGCTAAAGGTGGCGGTGTTGGTCGTATGAGAGAGGCTAAACTTAGAAGATTAGATCCTCTTGCTGAAAATCGTCTTGGTACGAATGAAGAAGCTGCAGCGAGAAGTAGAGCTATACAATCTAAAATTGATAAATTAACAAAAGGGTATACATCAGGGTATACATATGTTCCTCCTAATGAAAAAGCAGTAAATAATCCAAAAGTTGCTTACGATATGGGTGTAAAGTCAACGTATGATTCGTATCCTATAGTTATGCCAAATGATCCTGGTTATGATAAGGCTAAAGGTTTACAACATGGAAATTTTAGTTTGCCTGGTGTTTATAATAGTCTTATGGGCCTTCACGATATGGTTATTCCAGATTTTGTAAAAGATCGTGAAGGTAATGTTACTTTTAAAGACCGAATGTTACAGCCAGAAGAAACACTTCCTTCGACTACTACAGATAGGAATTTATTTGGTGTAGCTCTTGATGCTGCTAATCCATTTGCAGCTTTAGGAAGAGAAGCTTCTGGACCAATTAATACTCTTTTAGACAAAACTGGTATTAATAGTGTGATTAGTGATGCTATATCTAATTTGGATTTGGAAGATGTGACTAATGTATTGAATCCTGTTGGTTACGCTATGGATAAGGTTGGTTTCGCCAATGGTGGTGAGGTTCAGTATTTAAAAGGCGGTGGTCCGACTAATCCGATTAGTAAGACGAAAATAGTTCCTTTTGTGGAAAAAGAAAAAGATTATAATTTAGATAAGACAATACCTAATTTTTTTACAAAAACTTTACCTAATGTTGTTTCTAGTGTTAAAGATTTTCTTGATACACCAGTTGTGGAGTTTTTCACAGGCACTGGCCCAGGTCCTGAAATAAAGGAAATACCACAAAAAAGTCCTTTATTTAGTGGCCCACAAGGACCTGCAGGTTTGTTGCCTCAAGCTAATGTGGACACTACTCAGCAAGTTAATTTTGAATCTCCAAATATTTCTGACCCTGTTCCGTCTTCATTTAGTAAACCTTTTGATATGACAAGTGATGTAATATTAAATCCATACACTGCTACAGATCCATCTGAACTTGTTTACTCTCCTTTTGCTGAAGATCAAAAATCTTATAAAGGTCCTAATTATGTAAGTCCTGCAGATCTAATGATAAATATGCAAGGAGAGCCTATTTTTTCTAATTATCCTAGAATAGACCCTATAAATCGTGCGATTGATGACAGTAGACTCGATGAGTTTGGTGTTCCTATAAGTAACCAAACTACCACACCAATAAATATTCCATCTTTTGATTTTGGAACTTTTGATGAATCAACAGCACCTCTTGGTCCTTTAAAAAATCTTATTAAAGATGAAGAACCACTTGGAAGTCCTAATGTTAGAATACCTAGAAATCTTTATGATTTTGATACCTTTGATATTGGTACAGGAACTCCTAAAATTGCTGATCCTTATAATATTGGCAAGTTGGGTGAGTTTCCTACAGAAGGATCTTTGTATGGATATCGTTTTGACCCTGCTAATATAGGAACAGATCCTACTGCTATGACATCTCTGGTGGATCAAGCAGTTGAAAATGTTAAAAAAGAATCTGGTGATAGCTCATCTGGTGATAGCTCATCTGGTGATACTGGAGCAGCTACTACTGATAATGTAACAACACAACAGGGTGGTTTGCTTTCAGGAGGTATTGGATCGTTACTACCATTAATTGTTGGTATGCTTAATCCTACTGCTGGTATGGCACTAGGCATTATGCAAGCTATGGGTGGTGAAGGGCAAGGTCAAGGTATTTTTGGAAACTTGTTTAGCAGTGGTAAAAAAGAGACTAATCCTTTATATGATTTTGATACTTTCGATATTGGCACAGGAACAGATCAGCGTAACTTTATAGAAAAGTTTTTAGGGTTAAAGGCAGGTACTATAGGACCAGGCGAAGCTCAACCAGTAGGTGATATTGGTCTTCCAGATAATATTCAGGAAAAAATTAAAAATATAGCAGAGCCAACTGTTCCAAACCCTATTTTAGGTGAAGATGGAACGTATAGTTGTCCGTTGCCATATGTATATGATCCTAACACAAAGATGTGTGTGATGATGGAGGCAGGTCTTGGTGGTCAGGGTGTTGCAGCGAATGAAACCAAAGCACCTATAGCTATGCAGATGGGTGGTCAGGTAAATCCTAGTTTAAATAACGCTGTGGATAATTTCTTACAAGCATTAGCGTAATGTATGAAAGATCTTCCTAATATAGAAGGTTTACAAGATTACCTTACAGACGATGAGTTAAATAAACTTGCTCCTATGTTGGAGCGTCTTTCTACTTTAGATAATAGGCAGAAAAAGCACGATAAGTTTATAGATTTTGTAAAAACTGTGTGGCCTCAGTTTATTGAGGGTTCTCATCACAAGATTTATGCTCAGAAACTTCAAGACGTTGCAGATGGTAAGATTAAGCGTTTGATTATTAATATGCCTCCTAGACATACGAAGTCAGAATTTGCGTCTTATTTGTTTCCAGCGTGGCTTATGGGCAGAGATCCATCAAAAAAGATTATTCAGGCAACGCACACGGCAGAATTGGCTGTGGGTTTTGGTAGAAAAGTTAAGAACCTTATTGATAGCGAGGATTTTAGAGATGTTTTTCCAAATGTTAAATTGGCAACAGACGCAAAAGCGAGTGGAAGATGGTCAACCTCTGGGGGTGGAGAGTATTATGCTGTGGGGGTTGGTGGTGCTCTTGCTGGTCGTGGTGCTGACTTATGTATTATTGATGACCCTGTATCTGAGCAGGATGCACTAAGTCCTACGGCTTTAGATCATATCTACGAGTGGTACACATCTGGGCCGAGACAGAGACTTCAACCAGGGGGAGCCTTAATAATCGTTATGACACGATGGAGTATTCGTGATTTAACAGCAAAAGTTTTGCATAAACAAAGCGAGTCAGGGGCAGATAAGTGGGATATTGTAGAGTTTCCTGCAATTATGCCTTCTGGCAAACCATTATGGCCTGAATTTTGGAGTTTAGACGAACTTGAGGGTGTAAAAGCTTCTATTCCTGTATCAAAGTGGAACTCTCAGTATATGCAGAACCCAACTGCAGAAGAGGGTGCTATTATTAAGAGAGAATGGTGGCAAATGTGGGATAGTGTGGGTCCTCCTCCTTGTGATTATATTATTCAAAGCTACGATACGGCATTTAGCAAGTCTGACAGAGCTGACTATAGTGCTATTACGACATGGGGTATATTTCAACCTGTGGAGGGTGAGGCAGATGCGATTATTTTGTTAGATGCCGTAAGAGGACGTTGGGATTTTCCAGAATTAAAGGAAATAGCCCAAGAATTAAACCAACAATACGAACCAGATATGATTTTAATAGAGCAAAAAGCGAGTGGTATGCCATTGTCGCAAGAGCTTGTTCGTATGGGTATTCCTGTTACTCCATTCACTCCAAGTAGGGGTGCGGATAAGTTTACAAGAATGAATGCTTGCTCTCCAGTGTTTGAAAGTGGTATGGTATGGTGTCCTGACACCAAATTTGCGGAAGAGGTGGTCGAAGAATGTGCTGCTTTTCCAAATGGGGAACATGATGACTTGGCAGATAGCATGACTCAGGCTATACTGCGATTTAGACAAGGGGGTTTTATTATAACTCCAGATGACTATAACGAGGATGAAGATAGGCAGTGGCGAAGTAGAAGAGAGTATTATTAAAGGAGATTAATATGAGTGAAACTGGAAGATCTATATCAAATGCAGACATGAGAATGTTACAAACCTTAATTGGTCGTAAAGGTAATAGTATATCAAATGCAGATAAGAAAATGGTACAAGCTTTAATTGGTAGTGGCGGTGAGATGATGAAAGGCTTACCTAAAAAATTATTTAATAAAGATATGAAAAAAATAAAATCTATATCAAATGCACTTAAAAGAGGTACAAAAACAACACCATTTGAAACAGGAGGAGAAGTTCCTTCTAAATTAAAAGGTTTTTCAAAGCTTCCTGAACCAGTTCAACAAAAGATGAACCCATCTTTAGCTAAGAAGTATGAGCAAGGTGGAGAAGTTAAAGGACACTCTCGTGGTCGTGGAGCCGCCATTGCAGGTACAAAGTTTATAGGTGTTAGGTAATGAGCGTACCTGAAACAGAGGGTGCTCGTGAAGATCTTATACTTAAATTTGAAGGTATGGGATTTCCTTTTGAAGTAGCAGTAAAGTTAGCTGATGAAGTTATGTATGGTCGTGGTGTTGCTCAAGAGAATTTTAACACAGGTGGTTCTGTTGACACGAATCAATATGGGTTGGGGCAGTTTTCTGTTCCCTTTTCCTCCCTAGATGGGGGCGAGTCTGCCTCAACACCAGATAAAGCAATAAAAAATGCTTTAAAAAGTGGTGATGCGTCTGATGAGTATTTAGTTGCATTAGCAAAAGCAGATAAAGCAAAAAGTCCAGCAGCAAGAAAAGCTCTTTTAGATATAGCAAATGAAAAGAATATGGCAGATAAATTTTCATATAACATGGGGATGTTTGGATAATGGCAGTTGAAACAGGAACAGGGGCTGGTGGTAATAATGGTGTATCTCCAGAACTTGAACAGGCAGAAATAGATTTAATTGAGTTTGATAAAGAGCAAGGCATTACAGAGTTTGATGATGGCACTGCAATTATTGGTGAGTTTGAAGAACAAAACGAAATGGTTGAACAGCCAATGGATTTCAACGCTAATATAGCTGATTTTGTTGATGACAGTGTTTTAGGACCTATATCCAATGATCTTATTGGTGATATAGATGATGATATATCCTCTCGTAAAGATTGGGAAGATAACTACAAGGATGGCTTGTCTTTTCTAGGTATGAAGCCAGAAGAGAGGTCACAACCATTTGAAGGAGCTTCTGGAGTTGTTCATCCATTGCTTGCAGAGTCTGTAACACAGTTTCAAGCACAAGCTTATCGTGAGATGTTACCTGCAGGTGGTCCTGTTCGTACACAGGTTATAGGTGCTGATAATCCTATGCTTTCTGCACAAGCAGAACGTATTAAAGAGTACATGAATTACCAGATTACTTACGAAATGGAAGAATACGACCCTGAATTAGACCAGATGTTGTTCTATCTACCGATTGTGGGTTCTACGTTTAAAAAAGTTTACTTTGATCCGTTGTTGCAAAGAGCCGTAAGCAAGTTTGTCTATGCTGAAGACTTGGTTGTTCCTTATGCTGCAACTGATTTGCTTACAAGCCCTAGAATAACACACATTATTCGTATGAGTGAGAATGAAGTACGAAAGATGCAAATTGCAGGTTTTTACCGTGATCTTGAATTGCCCTCTACTGGATCTATTAGCAATTTATCACAGGTTCAAGAAGCAGTAGACGATATACAGGGGGTAGGACCATCAAGCGTAAATGAAGAATTAACGATATATGAAGTCCATACAAATCTTGATATTGAAGGTTTTGAAGATATGGGTGCAGACGGACAACCATCAGGTTTAAAACTACCATATATCGTTACAATTCTTAAAGAAACAAGCGAAGTATTGGCTATTCGTAGAAACTATAACGAACAAGACATAATGCGAAAACAGAAGCAGTATTTTATACATTATAAGTTTCTTCCTGGCCTTGGATTTTATGGATTTGGTCTTACTCATATGATTGGAGGTCTTGCCCAAGCTTCTACATCATTACTACGACAACTTATTGATGCAGGTACTCTCTCCAATCTCCCTGCAGGTTTTAAGTCTCGTGGTGCTCGTATTCGTGATGAGGACAATCCAATCCAGCCAGGAGAATTTAGAGATATAGATGCAATAGGTGGTGATATTAGGGGTTCCTTAATGCCATTGCCGTTTAAAGAGCCATCAGGAACTTTGTATAGTCTTTTAGGCACTTTGGTTGATGCAGGTAGACGTTTTGCTTCAATGGCAGACATGAAAGTTGC